CTCACTAGAGGTATTCAAACCACCCGTAGCGGATGCTACGGACTGCCAAGTAGTTCCATTATAAAACTGGAGGGTGTCCAGATTCTTAATGTAACAAACCTCCCCCTCTTCTAGGGTTGGTTCGTTCAATCCGTTGTATGAGGCGTCACGGGCTGTAGTGGTTTCAAATACTTTGACGCCACGCATCAGATATTGGTTAGCGTCCGCAGCAGTTGCTGCGGTGCCGTCAATAAATAATTTTGTGCCAGTAATCGCCATATTAAATCCTAGGTGTAGCGTGGACAGACTCTACAATAATCACCCTGTTGTTCCTTACTTGGTTTCCATGGTGACCAAGGCACCGAAAGCGGTGTTGGATAGCGGGTTTGTTGCTGGGGCGTTAATCCATTGAGTATTGTAGTCGGTGCTGTTAATCTTGGACAGTAGTTGTCCAGCGGTTCCTCCAACTGGAACACCTTGTCCAGCGGGTCCTTGTGGTCCTGTTGCGCCAGTGGCGCCCGTAGCACCTGTCGGTCCTGTCGGACCTGCTGGTCCGATGTCTCCTTGGATGCCTTGTGGTCCTTGGGGTCCAGTTGCACCTGTGGGACCTGTTGCGCCCGTTGCGCCTGTAAGTCCCGTTGGACCGATATCTCCAGTATCACCTTTTGGTCCTGTTGGACCTGTAGCACCTGTAGCACCTGCGGGACCAGTTGGACCTGTGTCACCTGTGTCGCCTTTAAGTCCTTGAGGACCAGTTGCTCCAGTAGCACCAGTTGCTCCAGTTGCTCCTGTAAGTCCAGTGTCACCTGTATCACCTTTAGGTCCAGTAGCACCTTGAGGTCCTGTAGCACCCGTAGTTCCTTGCGGTCCTTGTAAACCTTGAATGCCCTGTGCACCAGTAGCACCTGTCGGACCAGTTGCACCAGTTGGACCAGTATCACCCTGTTGTCCTTGTGGTCCAGTAGGACCTTGTGGACCAACGGGACCAGTAACACCCATAGGACCTGCTGGACCCTGAGGTCCAGTGGGTCCGTACGCAGCCGTACTAGAGGTCGTGATAACCGTGTTGGTTAGCAGACCATTAATAATCTCGTTGCTGCGAGTAACGGTAACACTGGTTGTTGCCATTTAGCGTGTCACATCCGCCAACACCGTCACGGTGCCAGCCAAAATTGTGGTCACCACCGAACCATTGGTTTCTTCAAAATCCCAAAACGAAGGACCAACAGGCAAAGTAGCAGAATCACCAGCCGACAGCGTTGCCTGAACCTGACCGTTAGCAGCATTAGTTATAACACAGTTCAACTGGGCTTCAACCGTACCAGAATCTTTGGTACGACGAATCTGCGACCTGTAAGTACGCCCAGTCACATCAATAGGGGCTGACCCATCCGAAGTAATGTTGATAACAATAACCTCGGTGTCGCCACGAGTAATCGTCAAGTTTTGCGTCGCAGGAACAGCCATTAATTTTCCAAATCTCTCATCTTCCGTGGTTCACCCTCACAACATGAATCCTTGTAACCACACTCGGGGCACCTCCAACGGCAAGCCGTAGGCGGATACTCGCACCCACAAGTAGGGCACTCAATCGTGCTGCTCATTATAGGGGTTTTAGTTCCCTACGGGACTCAGCCTCCGACTGAGCGACTGACGCAATCAAAGCATTCAATTCCTCATCCGAGATTTCGGATGGTTTCGTGAAATGTTCCACATGCACCTGTGTTGGTGCTAAACGGTTAGTTGCCTGCAGATACAGTTTAGCAGAGTTGTTGTCCCCGTTCATGGCACGCTCATATAGTGAGTCCAACAGTTTCTGGGTTCGCTCAGGGGACTGCTGCAGGTCGTTAACCCGTTTCTCCCACTCTAGTTTGAAGGCAGGTTTCTTCTTCCACCGTCTCAGGGTGGTTTCGTCCACACCTAACTCTAAGGCTAGTTTGTCTTGGGAGGATGGTGAACGGTGCGGGGCTGGAGTAATCAACCAACTTAGGAATCGTTCTTGTCGTTCATCCAGAATGCTGTCCATGCTAATGGATGAAATGTTCCCAACTTGTATGCAACTTGTCTAGGGAACACATAGAACAAGGTTGGGGGGAACCAACGGAGGGGGGTAAGGAATACTGGAGGCACCGAGCGTGATGCGAGGTGCCACTAGATACTTACGGCTTAAGGATAAAACCAGCCTACGGCTGGTTAACAACAACTTGATAACATGAACAGCGTGGACAGTATGAGTATCCTGAAGATAATCTTATTGGCGGGTGCTTTAATCGTTGGAACCGTTTTAAGTATTATTAGTGCACTAAATGTCCTATTTAGAGAATTAGAGAAAGCAGAAGAAGATGGCATCTAAGAAGGTAGCAAAAAAAGTTGCAAAGAAAGCAGTCAAAAAAGCCCCAAAGGGATATCATCGGATGCCAAACGGCAAACTGATGGAAGGCGAAAAACACGAAAAGCGTGAATCCAAGGCTGAACAAATGCGGGAATACGGTCGCATCAAGCGCAAGTAATGGGCTACACCAAACCCGACCTTAGACAGCGTATTGTCGCCGCCGTAAAAGCAGGAACTGCAGGCGGCAAAGCAGGACAATGGTCCGCCCGCAAAGCCCAAATTGTAGCACAACGCTACAAGAAGGCTGGAGGCGGATACAGTGGTAGCAAAACCAAAGCCCAATCCAACCTAAGTAAATGGACCAAAGAAGAATGGCGCACTAAATCAGGTAAACCATCCACCCAAGGACCCAAAGCCACAGGCGAACGCTATTTGCCGAAGAAAGCAATCCAAAACTTGTCGGCAGTAGAATATGCTGCCACCACCCGAGCCAAACGCAAAGGCACCAAGGCTGGCAAACAGTTCGTACCAAACACCCCAGCCGCAAAGCGTGCTGGAAAAGCAGCAAGGACAAAATAATGGCAGCACCCAAGCGTGACCCACGACTCGCTAGAGCAGGAGTATCAGGCTACAACAAGCCCAAGCGCACACCCAACCACCCAACCAAATCGCACATCGTAGTCGCACGGTCAAACGGACAAGTCAAAACCATCCGCTTCGGACAACAAGGCGTCAAAACGAACCAAACCGCAGGACAACGCCAAGCCTTTAAGAGCCGACACGCACGCAACATCTCCAAAGGACCAATGTCAGCCGCCTACTGGGCAGACAAAGTAAAATGGTCGCCATCAAAGACGGCACAACCCCGCAACCAAAAATGGGTTAAAGGCTCCTAGCAATCATATAAACCCCCATATATTTATTGGGACTCCGTTCAATTTAACCCCCGCCCCATCATCATGGCAGCATGGACAGACTGGCTATATAGCCGAATAAAAAATATGCTCTCTGGCTCTGAGCAATAAGAATCATTCACACACATAGGGCGTGCGCCCCCCCATGCCCCCACCCCCGTTGCGTGTAGCCGCATGTGCGAGGCTGAATGAGTGCTGATTATGCGTCCCATATTCGCCCCGACTTGACACAGGTCACCCAATCGGCTATCAGGCGCATGTAGGAACGGGTGCATGGGCGCTGTGCGGGACCGCACGAGGCGTTTGGTGGGTTGTATGGGGGTTTTGCCGACGGCGTGGTCTGCCTGCGATTTCGGCGTGGGCATTATGCGTAGGGAAACACGGGAGACGGCGTGGGGTCGGTGGCTTGACTTTCGGTTTGGGTCGGCATTATGGTGATTGGCATCGGAATCGGCAACGGTCCCCGAATCGCTACGGCGAGACGATGGGCTGGCAACCGAACGGGACTCACTGAGCGAGTGAATCGGTGGGGCGAGTCACCATGAAGGCGTTTTGGCGCCGCTAAGGTGAACGAGGCGCAGGGTAGCGGCAACCGAGAGGACCGTGTAAAGCGCAAGGGACCGTAATTCGGTCCCGTCTGTCGGAGTCGTCACTTGGTCTGTATCCCATAGGGATACGCTTGGGGCTGGTGTCGGGTTGCGGACAGTTTTTATGTGCCGATAGCGTGGACATTCAAGAACGAAACACGGGGCAGAATTGCCCCGTGTCCACGAGTAAATTGCTCGTGCTGACGAGTTCAGAATTACAACGCATGGAGGATAACATGAAGTTGCAGGATATCGGGAATATGACGACCTTTAGGTCGTCTGGTAGGGTTCGCAAGGTTGGCAACTGGTCGTTTTACGATAACGACGATATGGAGCGAATCGTGTACCATTATGGTACGATGATGGGCAGTATCGTTAACAACGAGGGCACTTGGAACTTTGTTCCAATGTCAACGGGTTGGGGTTCGGTTTCGGACCAAGGCGGCATGAATAAAATCATCCGTAACTTCGGATGGTATTATAGCCGTAAGGGTGGCGAAGCCAAGTATTTGCAAGGCTAGGACGAAACACGGGGCTTTGCCCCGTGTCCGACAGTGAGTGCTGTCGCTGATGAGTCCATCAGAACTAACGCATGGAGGATAAACATGCCAGCAAGGCAAGCACCACAGATTTCATCTGTGGACAAGAACAATGGGACAGTCGTGGTTCGGTACCCGAACGGTGCGGAATACACGAAGAAGGTGGGTTACCTTGACAAGGTGACGCTTATCAAGGTTGGAACCTTCTTGAAGGTTCAGTGGAATGGGACGCCGATGCACAAGTCGCTTGATGATATCAAGCGAATCGTGACCGATGCCATGAATGGTACCGAGTCGGTTCCGACTCCTGCGGAACCTTCGGTTCCTCGTCCTGTCCGTGCCGAATCTAAGGATTCGGTTTCGGTTGACGAGGCGATTCGTCGTCTGCTGGCATCAATCCCTCAGGGGATTGACGAGTCGGCGGTTCGTGAGTTGATTCGTGATTTCACGGCTCCCAAGTTCGTTGAACTTGGTGAGATGATTGCGAAGATTCGTCCTCAGGTTACTGAGGTTCATATTCCGAATCGTGAGGTTCGCAAGTTGGACGGAGTCCAACACAAGCAGTTCACGAAAGTCTTGCAGACTTTGGGTTGTGGGTTGAATGTGTTCATGGTTGGTTCGGCTGGCACTGGCAAGACGACGATTGCAGAACGGGCGGCTCAAGCCCTTGGCTTGGAGTTCTCGGCTCAGTCGTTCAATGCACAGTCATCTAAGTCGGACCTTGTTGGGTTCACGACGGCGAACGGCGTTTATGTCGGAACGGAGTTCCGTAAGCGTTTTGAGTTCGGCGGTGTCTATCTCATGGATGAGATTGACAATGCGAATCCGAACATTCTCGGCACACTGAATGCCGCTTTAGCCAATGGCTATATGGCATTCCCTGATGGGATGGTCAAGCGGCACGATGGGTTCGTGGCGATTGCCGCTGGTAATACCTACGGCAATGGTGCAACGGCTCAGTATGTGGGTCGGAATCCGATTGATGGTGCCACGAAGGACCGTTTCGTGTTCATGGACATTCTCATTGATGAGAATGTTGAGGATGCGATGATGCAAGCCGAAGGCTTGGATGCTGAGACTTTGACGAAATGGACGACGGTTGTTCGTTCTGCTCGGGCTAATGTTCAGTCTCATGGTTTGCAGGTGATTGTTTCACCACGGTCTGCCCGTGACGGTGCAAGGCTCCTGAAGGCTGGTTTCACCACCACTGAAGTGGTGAATATGACCATCCTTAAGGGTGCGAAGCAAGAAGTGTCCGACAAGGTGCTGGCTGGTGTCACTCTCTGAGTGACCCAGCATAGCCTATAATCATAATCCGCTACTGTTGAACTGGAGGTTCAATTATGGAAACAATCAAGCGCAAGCACAACAACGGTGAACATATTGTTCACCGTTTCAACTCTCTCGCTGAGGCGGCTCGTTTCGCTGGTGAGAATCCCGAACCGAAGTCGTCCGCCAAGGAGGCTACTGAGTGGGCTGGCACTGCCAGTCTGCCCGAGGCTGTCAACCTTGCGGTTGACGGTTGGCATGATGTTCGTCCTGAGGTTCAGCGTCTGTTTGACTCTTTGGAGTCGCAACTCTCGCTGGCTTTGGATGAGCAGTACGCTATCCGTTACGACTACAGCGGGGACAGTGTGGACATGGGGCGCTATGTGAGTGGTGACCCTGAGTGCATGATGGATTATGTCACCGAGCCGCAGGCTCGGATGGGCAAGGTTGTCCGACTTCATGTTGCTGGCATTGCCTCGTCGTATGTTTCTGCGGAGCAGATTCGTGCTCGGGGTGTCGCTGTCTGTGCTCTGATTGATGTTCTGCACAAGATGGGTGTGGGCATTGAGTTGTGGACGGAGCAGTGTTATCAGCATCCGTTCAAGGACAGCAAGGCGTACAGCATGCTGGTGAAGTTGCATGACTCCGCTGATATGTTGGACATTGACGACATCATGTTTGCCATCGCTCATCCGTCCATGTTGCGCCGCATCGGGTTTGCTGGTGTGGAGCAAATGGAATGGGCGAAGGATTATGTCGGTAGCGGCTACGGTCGGGTTATGAACATGCAGTGCGCTGACATGGTTGGCGATGTGGATGTGACCGTGGAGAAGTTGCAGAACGGCGGTCAGTGGGGTACCGAGTCGGATATCCTGAAGGACCCTGTGAGTTGGGTGCTGAACACGGTCCGAGGGTTGGACCTGCTGTAAGCGAAATTGTGCACGGTGGGCAGGGGTGTTTTATCCTCCGCTCCTGCCCACCTGTGTGCTAGGATGTAACAACAACAACAAGTCAACTGGAGGTTGATTATGAAAATGAGTGAAATGCTGTTTCTGCAAGCGGATATGCTTGTGGAGATGGGCGCTAGTCGTGATGATGTTGCGGCTGTGCGTTGGAAAGCGGAACTATGGGGCGACTTTGAGGAAGATTACCTTGACGGAGCCGACGACAACGAGATGGAGGTACAGTAATGGTACGGCAAATTATTAAGACGGTTGCACTGTGGTGTGCGGCTGGTTTTGTGTGGTGGTGGGTGTGGTCATATTCCACAGGTTTCACCGATGGTCATATTGATGGTATGGCATACCCGTTTCTTGTTTCCATCAGCGTTGGTGCTGTGTTGCCTGCGTTGTGGGAAACATGGGTTGCGTTGAAGGCGTTTGTGGTACATGGGTTGGTGCTTGATGGTTGGAAGCCGTTTGTGCCCCGTGCTTGGGTTGCCGAGGTGTTGGACCCTCATAACGAATATGTTGTGATTCCTGCACCTTGCGATACCGAGTACCATATTTATTGGCGCTCTAATCCGCAATACGGTTTCATTGGTTGCTGGGTTGGTGAGTTTTGGATGCTGGATATTCCACGGCAGTGCGTGGACCGTGTGCATTGCTTGGACCGTGAGGAAGCGGTTCAGTGGTTCATGGAGCATGCCCGAGCCGAGTTCGGCAAATGATTAACAATGGTTCCATAAGGTAAATACGACGAAACGGAGGTAAAGTATCGTCTAGATTATCCCCAACATATCCGCCCTAACTGGTAGGACGAAACACGGGACTTCGGTCCCGTGTCCACAAGTAAATGCTTGTGCTGATGAGTCCAGTTTAGACTTGCATCATGGAGGTGCACAATGGGTACTACACCTGTAGCAGGGGCATTACTGCCCACAGGAATAAATGCAGAAATCCAGCCAGCGATTGTCACGGACCTGAAATCCATTCAGGCGTATGTCGGTGGCACTATTGACGCTGTGCGTCATCAACTGGAAAACGACACTGTGATTGTGGGTTACTGCCACGACGAAGGGTTGCTGTTGGATATGGAAATGAACTGGTTTGCCAGTGCGTTGTTCGGTCAAGAGTTGCGTGGACCAGTGGTGTTGGTGTCGGGCACTTCCCCACAGGGAGAGTACGATGGTGATAATTATGACTTGCCGCATGTGGTGTATGATTATCTCACAACACAGTTCACCACCCATGTTGCGAACACCTACAACGAGGCAATGTTGATGTCTGTTGCGCTTGCAACCTCTTTGCGAGAGGGCATCATTGACAAGTCGGATGTGAAGCGTTTGAGTGATGCGATGGACCATGCCGCAGAGACAGGTGACACGAGTGAGTTCGTTGCTGTGCTCGGCGAGTTTGAGAAACGGGTGGACGAGGAAATTGTGGTTCGTGACGCCAAGCAGTTAATCAGTGAAGCAGAAGAGTTTCTGAACGGAGGTAAATAATCATGGATATTGAACAGATTCGTAAAGCAATGCAAGAAACGGTGGGGGCGATTATGCCCCCACCGCAACGCAAAACGGTGGTGCGTGTCGTAGCCGAGCGTCTCCCCAAGGGTGTTTATCAATGCCCGAAGTGCGACAACCGTATTCAGGTTCATGTACCAGTGTGGGCTGTAGAATGTGTGCGACACTCGGAAGGTCCAGTTTCAATGATTCGTAAAGGAGGAAAGTGATGGGTTGTGGTGTTGATAATCATAATCAGGATTGTTTGTGTGATGTGCGCCATCTGGGTGTTCAGGTGGACCGTGACGCAGTAAGTGCGATGTGGCAAGGTAAGCGCATCGCAGAGATTCTAGGTACCGACTTCACCGATGACAGCGATGTCATTGAATGGTTCGCCACCATCGTGGATGTTCACGACAAGTGGGTGGAAGCCCAAGGTGAGTTCTGTGAAGCGTGGGAGGTGCTCCCACCGTTATGTATTTCGGATGGCAGAACACTTCAACAGTGGGCGCAGATACGCCGCTCGGTTAACTATGCACTGAAAACATTCCCTGTAACATCTGTG